AGCCGTCCAATTGCTCATTTGAGCCTTCTTATAGAGTTCCCAGAGTTCTGGGAACTTCAGGGGAAAGACAGTGAATCTGTTGAGGGTGGGAGCGAGAATTGGTTCGTATTCATCTTCTATGTAGTCTTGAAATTCAAAGTATGTTCCGATGCGACGTCCGTCAATAAATATTTGAGGGTAAGTTGTCACTGAGCCACCACACAATTTCCTGAGTTCCTCCTTGTCTACCATGACTTTCTCGTGGTCGAGACCCTCGGATTCGCACAAGGTCTTAGCGTGGTCGCAATACTGACAGCCTTCCTTTGAATAAATAGTAACTTTCATCTGTGATATTATCGCTGATAATTTTTTGCCGGAAAACTCTAAGCATGATCGTGCAAACCGAAATAAACCAAGATGATATAGTAAAAGTTTTAGTAAATGAAGAAGGAATTGAGGATGAAATGTATGGAGTTGTTGGAATGAATACCGGGTCGACCCTCGGCCTGAGATATCTCAATCCCACTGAACTTTTCTACAAGGGAGCGTGTGTGTATGAATTAAACGCAGATGACGAGCTTTCTCCTGCACCATATGAAAGTGTGATGGAACATTACCCAAGTGGGACAACTTTCACTGATCTTGAGATGAAAGCTTTGGGGACGAATCGCTTTGCCTTTTACACTGAAATTGATATTGAGGATAGTGACAGTGACCTTTATGACGAGGAGGAGACGGATTCTGAAATGGCCGATTTTGTCGTTTCTGACACTGAGATTGAAGGCCAGGCCATCCCCCTTCCACCTGATCATAAGTCCATCGACAAAGAATGGAATGAATGGGAGCCAACTACTTCGGGTGGTAAAAGTTTTAAGGAAACTGTAGATGCCATTGAAACTAGAATTAAACACCTAAGTGTATAATGCGTTTACTCAAATTTTTAAAAAGATTGCCACATTCAAAACAATGCTGGCAACTATATGGTCTGAAATAGACGCTCTATTACCAAAACAAATCGAAGAAAAGCCAGTGAATATTAACATATGCAGGGAATGTTCGGGAGTCAAAGTTATCAGTCCAGAAGGACTTCCTACCTGTTCAGAATGTGGACTTGTTGATTCTTATTTTGTGGATGACACTGCTGAATGGACTAGTGGTGTCACGGATGACGGCAAGGTTAATGATCCTTCTCGATGTGGTAACCCCAATGCAAATCCCGAACTCTTTTCCCAAAACTGGGGTAAAGGAACAATTATAGCTACAAAATACGGTTCGACCTATGAGAATAAGCGCATGGCGAAAATTAATTTTCACATGTCTATGAATCATAAAGATCGTTCCCTCTTTCATGCCTATCGTGATATCGACGAGGCGTGTCACACCTTACCCGATACAGTCTTGAAAGACGCTAAGATGTTATACAGAAAATTCAATGACGAAAAGCTCACCCGAGGTGCTGTGCGTTTAGGTATCAAAGCAAACTGTGTTCTCTACGCGTGCAGACTTGCAAAGATTCCTAGGACGACTAGGGAAATTGCGAATATGTTTGGAATTCAATCCAAGGACATTTCCCGGACAACCCAAATTTTTAAGGACAATATTTTAGGAGAGACGAAGAAAAATTATGTGACCAAGGCGTTCGATGTGATGCAGAGACTTCTCAACGCATTCGATATAACTCGTGAAGAGAGACTCAAATGTAATAAGATGTGTGGTGCTACAGATGATTGTGTAGACCTCATGAGCAAAACACCGAACAGTGTGGCTTCAGCGATTATCTACATTGTGATTGGTCACAAGGTTACGAAAGCTGAGATGTGTGAAAAATGTTCAGTCTCCGTCCCGACACTGAATAAGATTGATGCTATAATCAAAAAGCATTTAGAGAGTAAACCATAGATTTAGTATATGACGAAGTTATTCTTAGCCACTCCATGTTACGGAGGCTTGTGCTTGGAGAAATATATGAGTAGTATAATTAAACTTCAAGTTCTTTTAATAAGAGAAGGGATACAATTGTATCTTGATACTACCGAAAATGAGTCCCTCGTCCACCGTGCCCGTAACGTGTCTGTCGGTCGCTTCATGCAGAAGACGGATTGTGATTATTTTATGTTTATAGATGCTGATATTCACTTTGACCCCGCAGCTGTGGTGCGCCTAGTAAAGTCTGGGCACGATCTTTCAGTTGCATGCTACCCAAAGAAGGTTGTGATGTGGGACCAAGCTGCAAAAGCCGTTAAGAATGGTGATGACCGTGATATGTCCATGCTCTCCTCGAGTCTCGTGATTAACTTTGGGGCTCACCACAGACCTGTCCAAGATGGTTTCATTGAGATTCTAGATGGACCCACGGGTTTTATGGTCATCAAGCGCTCTGTGTTCAAAACCCTCGAGGATAAGTTCCCAGAATTGTGGTGCAAAAATGATCACCAAAATAGGGACTTTGATGACTATCACGCCTGCTTCGACTGTATGATTGATCCAGGAAATCGTAGGTATCTCAGTGAGGACTACGCCTTCTGTCGTCGTTGGCAACAGGCTGATGGAAAGATTTACGCAGATGTAAATACAACCCTCGGTCATGTTGGTAATTTACCCTTCTCTGGATGTCTAAATGAAAGGCTTAAGGCTTAGAGTGCATATGTGGGTATGAAGATTGTCACCCTTTTAGTCACTCGGTCGAAATCATGTGCCGTGAAGACACTTCACACGGTTCTAAGAATCAATATTAAGTGTATCCAGAAACAAGTCGATAATCAAATCGCTTATGTCGACGATGACCCCTTCCAAAAGGCGGAGATGATTCAAAATTTTATGAAGACCCATGACCGCATTATTTTCATTGACTTTGGTGTGAGCATGGATGATGAGACCATCACCAAGTGTTTCGAACCTCACGAACACGTGGGGTGCCTCGTATTCCCAGGTGTAAAGGAGGGTGTGGATTGGGACCTATTCAAGTCCAAGGTGAGAAGTGATTCCACCGAACCAATCGAACAAATGGGACTTCACTTCGACACTGAAGTTGGTATGAAGATTTCTAACGACATCTATAGGGTAAAATCCACAGAAGCGAAAGCTTGGGTGATGAACACTAAGAATGTCATGAAGAGTCTCAAGAAGTCTGGAGGTGGTGCTAAGGTGTATGCCAGGATGTTTGAAAAATTCTTAGAACAAGATGTTCGAATATATGCATATACAGCATCTAAGTTGACGATAACATATACACATGAATGTGTAAGTAACATCCTAAACGCAGCGGGTGTGAAAGTAAATTAAAGTTATCACGTGATCATAATACATGTCTACCCCACTTTACAAATATGTTGTGGATTTCATTCATTCGAAATGGGGTAGTAAAGACTATTTTCCCGGTCCACAACCTATATCCATCGAGTACAAACATTTCCCCATTTTGAAGGGTGCGGAATATGTCGTATGCGAAAAAACGGACGGTGAGAGACACATGATGGTCGCTCTCACCTTTGAAGGTAAACGGAAATGCGTCTTGGTGAATAGGGCATTCAATATGTTTGAGGTTCCCATTAACCTTAAGAAGGCTGCCTACGAGGGAACTATTCTTGATGGTGAGTTGTATGACGACACTCTCATGGTTTATGATGCAGTCTTGGTAAATGGTGAGTCTGTGTGGGATCTCAACCTCATGAGAAGACTCGAGGCTGCTAGGGGTCTCATGAAGTCTATCATCTATATGAAGAGTGACAAGTGGCGCCTAAAGTGCAAAACGTTTCATGAGATGAGGGACTTTAAAAAGTTTATGAATGAGTATTTACCCACAGTTGATCAAAAAATTGATGGTCTCGTGTTTACACCAGTGAACGAACCGATTCGCATTGGAACCCATGAAACTATGTTCAAATGGAAGCCACAAGAGAAGAATACCGTTGACTTTTTGATGAAGCGAGAGAAATCTAGAGAAGTTCCGGGAGCCACAGATGGCCCAATGGCGTGGAGACTCTATGTGCAAGAGAAGGGAAAGTTGTTTTTTGAATCTGAAATTCCTCAAAGCAAGGCGGATGAATCTTGGTATGAGGATGGAGCTATCGTCGAATGTCAATATGTCACCTGGGAAGAACCCTTGTGGTGGAAACCTCTAAAGAGAAGAAGGGATAAGACCCATCCCAACAATCGACGGACTTTTTACAGGACTATAGTGAACATCAAGGAAAATATTAAGATGGAGGAGTTTTTAAATTGTAGACCATAAAATAGAAACCGGCTTCGTCGGGTAGTTCGTGTTCCTCAACACTTTCATCATTTAATAAAAACCACTTATTCTTACGCTTGACAAAACTTACATAGTGTCCATCATCTTGTATTCCAACGTGCACAGCGGTCGCAATGAGATTGTATTCATATTTGTCTATGAGTATATTTTCTATAATCTCAATGTGACTCTTCCTATCAAATGAAATCATGAGAACTTGGGGAAGTTTCGAAAATACCATACGTGTAGTTGCTACGTGGTGGGTCTTACCATCAGTATCTTCAAAGTCTGTGAGTGTGTTCCAATCCGTGCTCTTCTCCAACATCTTACCCATATCCTTACCCTCGGAGGTTATCAAGTGAACGCTAAAGTCCTCTTGACTCGATGACTTCCCACCCGGCCACACAGTCTCTTGTGTCTTCTTACCGTAAAACCAGTGTTTAATCTCCGGTCTCGACCTTTCGAGAATATCTATGATGCATAGAATCGCCTCTTGAACGTCGTTCTGCTCTTCAGATTTGAATCTTGGAAAAGTTTCACGAAAAAGTTTGAGCACTTTAGTGACGGCAATGTCACCCTTTCCCCTGGTCCAATATGTTCTGACGAGATCGCCGTAAGCTTTAGTGAAATCACAATCACCCGTGTATGGGTGTCTAATGAAATAATTCGACAGTGCTGGAATGTTCAGCAGGCATTGAAGGGCTGTGTTGAAATAGCAAGTATTTCCGTGATTTCCTAGTCCCTTCATAAAAAATATGAACAAAAAACACTTAAGAGAATGACGCAAAATGTAAATGTTAAGAAAAAATGAACGTCCAAGCTATCGTCGATCGTGTTCTCCCCATTTTTGAAGCCCACAAAAATGAGGGTGACATAGAAGTTGAGATTCGCCTCGGAAAGCATAACGGCTCCCTCTTTGACACCAATGTAGGCAAGGATGTATGGAAACGAGTGCTCACAGGTCTCAAGAAGTATGAGGGTTGGGAGTCCACCAAGTCTTCGACCGTCGATGTCTACTACAACGACAATAATAACATTCGCATCACCACCGATGATGATACTGGCGAACAGTCTATGATTCAGAAGATCAGTGTCGCAAAGGAAGACTTTAGATGTGATCCCCTCGATGTTCGCTTCTGTGTTGCTCGTGAGATTCCCACTACTGGGGAGTATGAGATGGACAGAAAGAGGACCAAGACGAGGCACTCATTCGTGCGTAAGAACCTCAGTATCGACATGACCATCTCTTCAGGTGACAATGCTGATATGGACTCCGAAGAGGAGGCAAGTTACCAAATTGAACTTGAGATCATGAAGCCAGACACAGTCGACGATGTCTACAAGTTTTTCAACATTATCCACAAAGTTGCTGACCTCTCAAAACTAATTTCACCGTAATATATAAATGATATACCTCATAGTAGCTCTCATCGTTTTCTTCCTCATGTTTGATAAACAGAAAAAGTCTGACGAAGTTGAGGGCTCAAAATTTTTCTACATCAGTGATGGTGCGTCCAAGGACATGTACCTTAAGATGCACGCCGACAAACTGGGAAGTAATGCCCTTAAGAGGTTCGTCCAAATGGAAGATGAGTTTCTCCAATTCGAACAAAAATCGGTGTGCTCGGGTATACCACTCATAGTTCAGGCTAGTATAATTTCAAATAAAATAAAAGACGCATTTCCAAAATATGATTTTTCGTATCATACGTTCCATCTCAAACAGACAGCCGAACCCGGAAAGACCATCAACCGGAAAATTAAATGTCCGTAAATATTAAATGAAACCAGAACTTGGAAAACTCATATCACTTTCTCAGCGTTCTCTTCAGAATGTGGGTGCGTATATTTCCATCTCACTCGCACTTCTTGCATATTCTCGATTTTATCGTGGTAAGGGTAATGCTCTCTATAACATAGCTTTCATCATTATCAGTTCGGCTGTGCTTTTAATGTCCATACGATTATTACACCTCTTAATTCAACAATTGAATCTTTATAAGAATAAACTGGAACCGGAAGATTTGAAGGTTCTCGAAGAGTTTACATTTGTTCCAAGAAATCTTTTGTATCTTCTCTACATCATTTTAGGATTTACAATTTTTACTCTCCACAGGGAACTTAAACAATAGAGTGCATTGAAAATTAAGTTATGCGACATGTAGTTATAGAAAAACCCGATGGTTCGGTGGCGATAGCTTTTAATGAGGAAGTTCCTCCTGCACCTGCACCTGCACCTGCACCTGCACCCCCCGAAATGATACTAGAATATCATCCCGTCGCACGCGCTTTGGCGTATATATTTGTGCTTTCATCTGGTATAAATTTGGCTCTTTTTAGAAGAATAATAGATATTATCAATTTTGTGTTGATAGTATCTACAACGGGTGCTATACATACTGAATATCCAGCATCAATAGGAGTTGTAGTGTTTCATGGTACGTGTGCGGGGCTCATGATAGTGCCATTTAGTGTTCTTAGAATGTGGGAACAATCTATTTACCAATTCTCAGTCACTATAATGTGTCTCACCGCATTTAATACGTGTAGAACTATAGATGTTGCTATTTAGAATCTTAAACAGGTTCCAAAGGACCATCTTGTGTTGTGGACTTTTGACACATTCCCAGTTATCTACTATCGACATGATGAGTTTGTTATCATCAGACTCATCATTTTGACGAAAACTGAGACCCTCACTTCGAATGTAATCTGCGACTGTGTATATGATGGCATCGAGGAGTTCTTCCCTCGCCATATCTATCCACGAGTTTGTAGGTGTTCCCCAAGTTCGTGTATCATCGTCAACTCGAACCCCATGTTTATAACGTTTCAACCCTAGCTCGAGCCGCCCCAACAGTTCGTCGCGCGTTCCCATTTTTATTGATATTGGAAACAGCCTTTAACCATTTTTTCTTTAAGACTGCAAACTGTTTAGCAGTCATAATTTTATTCCTACGAAGGGCTTCATCCGCAGCTGTGCGTCTCCATCTATTTTTCATATTATTGGGCACCCCCGTAACGTTCACATTCTTCATGACAAAATTCCTCTCAAGGTTACGTTTCCTTTGCATTTTCCAGTTGCGCACCATATCTTTTTTAATCTTATCGACGACCATCTTTTTGGGAACACCGAGCGCCTTGTTTCTATTATTGGAACCCACCTTCGATACGGCATTCTTAATGTTCCTAACATCTTGGTTGAGGTTAGGTTTGTATCGGTTCATCCACGGTTTACCGTATTGTTTTTCGAGGTCTTTACGAATAGAATTGTCATCTAAACCAACCCTCTTAACCCTCTGCTGTATTTTCTGATTTTGAACCTTCTCCTTTTTGACCTTTTGAATTTCCCTCTTTGTGGGTTTGGGTGGAGGGGGAGGTTTTGGCTTTGTGAGGTTGTTACGAACCTTTTCAATTTCTTTACAAATCTCTTTAATTGTGACCTTCTCAGGGAGTTTGATCTTAAGAATCTTTGCGACACGTAAAAGTTCATTTTTGTTCATTGTGGTGCACACTCTACTACCAACTTTGAATGTCTTTTCACCAGATCCACTAAGTTTCACATTCTTATTTTTGTTTGTGTTTCTAAAAGTTGCAATCTTCTGTCCAGTGGCTTTTCTAATCCTTTCACAAATTACAGACTTGGTTGCATTTTTAGTGCCATCACTCGTCTTCATCCTAAAGTTGACAACACCCATTTTTCGTGCCAAATCGATGAGTTCACTCCTACTCATACGTTCACACCTTTTACCATCAATTTTAAGTGCATTGATTTGGTTGTTGGTGAGAGCCTTGGGCTTTGCTTTGGGCTTTGCTTTGGGCTTCGCCTTGGGCTTGGACTTAACAATATCACCGTTGATAAAGAATTGTCGAAACATTTGAGAAATTGATTTATAAGCATTTTCGAGAATAGCTGGATTTTTAGCCCCCATAATCTGCACGGTGCCAGCTTTGCTAATGTTAAGTGTATATCCATTCATAGTAACATACATCATGGGTGTAAGCTCGGGTTCATATACAACACTACCATACTTCTTTAACTTTGATGCGATATTACCCATTTTAAGTGCACCATTTACACTGAACTGACCACTCAAGTTATTAAACTGAATGGGACCATAGAAGAATGGTTCTTTTGATGTGTAATTATTAACAACGTAGCGACGAACGAGTTCTGGTTGTGTTGACATGTGACTTATCAAAAATCCACCAGAAAATCGAATTTTACCATTTTTATATATATTTACGTTAATTCCAGTGCTCTCACCGTTCTCATTGTAAATCTTCATTTTGAATTCCACGGTGACTAGGGGTATACTCATACTACCCTTGAGACCAAGATTGCGTGTATGCCTTAGAGCGATCGCCTGTCTACCGTATCTACCTACCATTTCACTGGTTTCTATATAAAGACCATCAGCAATTCGCATTTTAGCGAGAGGTCTTTTAGTGATGATTTGTTTTAAGTCGACGACAAGATCTTTTTGTCCATATCCACTGTCAACAATGGCATTGAACATACCGGGTTTAAATGGGGATATTTCAAGAACATCGAATTCGGGTGTCATCTCAGCGAGTCCCCTCTCAAACGCAGCTTCATTAATTGGGCTAAGATCGTTATTGAATTCGCGTGTGTCTATGGGTTCTTTCAATGCATTGTTTACCAATTTATTAATATTAACGTCTGAAAATTCGTTTTCGAGTGGAGGGCGCCGAGGGAGAGGTCGCCGGGGTCTCTGGATTAATTCGGGTCGAAGAGGTTCACGAAAACCCGCAACCCTCATGCGATCCTCTCTCTGTCTTCTAAACATATCAGCTTCAAGTTCTTGAGCGAAGTTATTATTTGAGTTAGAGTCTGAGTTTTGCACATCGACGCCAGACTGCCTGACAAATTCTTTGACCGACTGGCTCATATTACTATTAGTAAGGATTTTTTTAGTGATTGTTACCCGGTCATAAGCTGCTCTTCAATGAGATCCAGACCAAAGATGACCGGCTGAAGTGGATACTGCCTTCCACGATAGGATACTGACTCGTTCCTAACCTCAATTTTATAGGAACTGAAGGGACCTGCGTAGAAGTCCTGATGGAACTTGTGTTGCCCCAGGTTATTGTTTCTACAATGCGTATTGAACGCAGAAACAAATAGACTTTGAGGCACATACTGATCCTTACCAAACTCCAGATTTGTAGACTCGAGGAAGTGGATGAGTGAGCTCGCTACCATCGCCACTTGCTTCTGGATAGTTTTGAAATATTCAGGAACTGCATTCCAAATGTCTCGGTCTCGGTATTTACCAGAATAATCGATGTAGGCTTTGACACATTTGAGAAGGATAATAGGTAATTCCCTCTCCAACTTCTCATCGAGTTGGGGATCAGCGTTCAGAACCTGTCGGCTAAAGTTCCAAGGAAGAATACGACGTAGAACGGAACCCGAGTTATCCTTCCAGTTTGGAACCTCGTTACCACCTAGGACGCCTGGAGTCTTCCACTCAATCGAGAGAGCCTGCTTGTTCTTCACTGCAATCGATACATCCTCACCAGAAACAATAGACTGAAATTCTGCCTGCTCGAGGGCAAGATCACCTTTCACCTCTGGAGCGATGAACATGAACGAATCGTAAATGGAGGAGAGACCAAACTTCTTTTCGATATTGTTTGAGAGGGTCTTGACGTCCTCATTTTCATAGAACTTCTTGAATACCTTTGTAATTAGTGTAGACTTACCGGAACGGGCGATACCCTTGAAGAATGGGATAACTTGCCACGTGTCCAAATCACCAATGTCAAAGCAGAGGCGACCACCCATAACGTAGCACCAGTTGCACACCTCCTTCTCAAAGTTTTGATACTCAAGGATAGAATCGAACCAAGGTGTTGGGATATCTTTCCAGTCATCGATATGAGAAAAGTCGTCAAATTGCTTATCGAAATACTTACAGGCGATGATAGTTGGATCGAGGCATGCAAATTCCTTGCTCTCATAGGGATAAAAGCTGCACTTGTAGGAACCTGTATCAAGGTCCCATTCCTTACCTACAAAAACTCCATTCTTGAATGACCACACATGTCTACGCTTAATAATCACAGGAAACTGTGGATCTATACACTTTGTGATGTTATCAATGACTTCCCTGAAGATACTCCCTCTACTCGTGAAGTTCTTCCAATTGTTGAAATCATCGTCCTTTTGGGCCAGGGAATACACAAATTCATCGATACTCATCTTTGGAGACCAGGCCCGTGTCCTATAGCGCTCTACTGTTTGAATCTCTTCGCAGCAGTAACCCTTGTATCGGCGATACCCAGCTTTGTAGAGTTCATCAAGCACAAATATGAGACACTTTTGGAACGGTATTAAACTCTCGACATCGTCTTCGCACATAGTAGAGGGATCAGAAGTTGAACTAACTTGAGGAAGAGCGGTAGGATTCACTACACGTTCATAGGATGTGTAATGTCGTCGAATATTCTCGTATCCATCCCTAACCTGCTTTAAAATGTTGTGAATTCTATCTATGAGGGTAATTCCATCATCAGTTTCCTTCTTGTGAATTTTAAGATCTTTCACACGATTCTTGAGTTCAATCAAGAAGCGACGTTGCTTTTCACGGATACCTTTGATGGCCAGTATATCAATTTTGGAAGGCATCGGATTACCGTTTTCCCAGTGATCATTGTGGACATACTGTCTATATCCCAACTCACGAGCGTTCCTATAATCTTCTGTCCTGAGATCCCAAAATTTTTCGAAATCACTTACAAGCTTTTCGATTGGATCTTCATTCATCGACTGGATACTCTGCTTTTGTAGTTCGGCGAGTGCTTCATACTTATTAGGTTCCTTGTCGATGAAGTGAGTGTCCATAATTATATATTCTACAATTTTTCTCTCTAATTAATTTTTCAATTCACTCAAAATCTTTATCAGGATTTTGTTTTGCATTTGAAGTTGCTGGGAAATGCCGACTAGGGCACTACACACAGTGTCACCATCATCGGTGGCTAGGAGGGAAGTCATGAGACTGGGAAGATCAATACCCTCATCTTCGAACATAAGATCTTCATCGTCCTCCTCGGGCATATCATCCTCAGTTTCCTCAATCTCCTCCTCACTCACAATCTCACCCTCCTCAGTTTCACTCTCAATTTCCTCAGGCTGTGTGGACATTTATGATAGGTTGAGGAAATATCATATGCGAAATTTCGCACTTTACCCAAAATTATTTTCTCTGTGTACAGTACAACAACTCTCAAAATGGCCGGTGGTCTTATGCAACTCGTAGCGTACGGTGCCCAGGATGTCTACCTTACTGGTAACCCTGAGGTAACTTTCTTCCAGGCGAAATACAAGCGCCACACTAACTTCGCGATGGAGAACATCGAGCAGACCGTTAACGGCACTGCCGCCAACTCCGGCCGCGTCTCTGTCACCGTTGCCCGTAACGGTGATCTTGTCGGTGACATGTACATCGAGCTGAAGTCTGCCTCTTCCAACACTGCGACTTCTTCCGAGGTCGATGACTGCTGCTGGGTCGCCGAGCGTGCGATCTCCTCCGTTGAATTATCAATTGGCGGACAAAGGGTCGACAAGCACTACCAGAAGTGGTGGCGCATGTATTCCGAGCTTTACCTTGACGAGTCCAAGAAGGCCACTTGGGGTAAGATGACCACTGGTGCTACCGGCAAGACTGTCTATTTACCCCTTATTTTCTTCTTTAACCGCAATCCCGGACTTTATTTGCCACTAATTGCTCTGCAGTACCACGAGGTACGCATTGATTTTGACCTTGCGTCCAACTTCAACACCTTCCTTAACACTGACACCTTCAAGGTGTGGGCCAACTACGTCTACCTTGACACCGAGGAGCGTCGTCGTTTTGCCCAGAAGGGTCACGAGTA